TACCAGCAATAAATGAATTATTAATAGCATCAGCCGCTTTAGCCATGCCGTCAATCGCATCTAATATTTTACCAACAGGAGAACCTAAACTTTCAAATGTTTTTTTGAGTTCTTCGTACGAATTTATGGGATTTTCTTTAGGAGTTTCTGCCATTACAATTATTTAGTTTCTATATAAATAGAAGAAGGACTAATTTTTTAGTCCTTCTTATTGTCTTCAATCCATTTATCCAACAAATATCTTCTCACAAATAACGGCATCCGTTCAAAATCTTGATAAGAAATTTTCATTAGTGTTGTCAGATAGTAAAATTCATCTATCTGTACTTTCCTATAATCAGAAGAAAGGGCGAAAAAAGTCTGCCCCAAACCCAACATTCACTGTTAGTTTTTCTCCTGACGGGGCCGTAATTGTTTTGGTCATATCCAATCTTGGTTCATTTTCATTCATAAAGTTTCTTACGAATTTTGAGTCAGAGATTGGCATTGACTCAACAAATTTTGCAATCATAGCTTTGTCAGTTGAACCATCAACTTCAATGATTTCTTTTTGCATTCTCCACGTAATTCTTGGAACAACCCTTCCTTGTGGATATGTCTCAGCCATTTTACTAATCTCCATAATTTCACCATAACTTAATGGTTTTAATTTAATTGATGATTGCGATTTTGGTAATAAAATAGTAAATGAACCATCTTCACTTGGTTGTTGTCCATTAATAATAGTTAGTTGGTCTAACAATACCGTACTTTTAAATGGTTTTTTAGTTGCAGGGTCTGTAACATTTAATACCATTTCAGGACCAAATCCAGTATTTCTTAAAAAGATTAGAATTGCTTCAACATCACCCTCAATTAAATCTTCAACCTTAACATCTGGTTCATAGATTTTTGCTCTCAATAAAGTCATTGTTAAATCAGCGGCACCACCCATCAAAATGTTTTCATCTGATGCGGTAAGATAACCAACCTTAATTGATTTCTTTTTGTTTTTATAAAAAATACCTTGTGAAGGTAATTGTACCACATCGTGTGGTAGTGTGAAATTGTCTTGACCGAAGTCTCTTGTTTGATTTTCCATATAAAAAAATAACCGTAAAGTTTATTAGCTTTACGGTTAAATATAAGTGAGTGTAATTTTATGTAAATAGTATTAGTATACTAACACACATCTATCCATTCTTAAAGAAGCTGTGATATCCGCTAACGCATCTTGACTATAAGATAACGCTCCGAAGTTTACATCAGTTAAGAAAGTTCCATAAAGAATCCATTTCTCAACAACAACTCCTGTAGGGTCCAACATTTCAAGGTCGATATCTTTTTTGTATCCCGCAGCATAACCCATACGACCTGTCACTGATTCAGCGTGTAAACGAACCCACTCCATAAGAGCTTGAGCCGCTGACGGTCCAATAGGGTCACGAAACTTAACACTAATAGGGTCCCAGTTAAATCTACCTGCTACGAATGTAGATGTGTTTAGAAATTGTATTTCAGTTGACCCAATCTTTATAGACGGTCTTGATGCGCTTTCAACAAACCATTCGTTGATACCCAAACTTGACGGAAACCTTAAAATGAAACGGTTCTGGCGTTTCGGTTCGTAAGGTATCGGCATTTTCATTAATAAATCAGCCATGTTATTTTAATTTTTTTTGTTTTTTTTTGTTGTTTATATCCTATAAATATAGTCTTGTTAAAAAATTTTTCTCTTTACTTTTATTTTGTCGAGATTATTATCTACTTATATTCCTTTTTAACGCCTCCAGCAGTAGAATAAGTCTTAACTATATTATCTGGTTTATTTTTAAAATGCTTACTCATTACTTCTACATTTCTAATATCATCATCTGAAAATCCAATACTAGGTTGCTCCGGAACAAAGTTATTAGATACATCATTTTTAATAAATGCTCTCTTATTTAACTTTTTTGCCATTTTCTTTATATAAGAAACAAACTCTTCCATCGCACGAACTTTTGCTTCTTCAGGGTTGGCTGCTCCTTCCGCATCATCAAATGATACTGGATGGTATTTGTTGAGATTTAAATACGACTTAATTAATTCATCGTCCGTCATATCGTCTTCTTCAAAAAACGACCTGTATTTTTTAAGGTTCTTAACTAGTTGGTCTTTATCTATACCATTAAATCCGTCAATAATATAATTGTAAACGGCCTGTTTTAAAGTGTTGGGGTTGTGACCTCTCGCAGTAATTATTGAAAATATTGACCCGTTATTAATCGCTTCTCTAAAATCATTAAATGCTGGTCCAAGTTTTGCTCTCATAGCATCAACCAAAAAATCTTTGTCACCTGCGGTTCTAAAGTTTCTATATGGTTCTTCAGAAAATCCAACAATGGTATTACCATTATATTCAAAATCTTCTTTTCCAATTTTACTTCTGTATTCCGCAAAATCATCTGTACTCATACCAACTTCATCACCATCTTCAGTTTTTAACATTATCTTTGTTGGCATATGAACAATGTTGTCATCCCAATCAAATGCATAATATTTCATATCAGGTGTTCCCTCAGCCTTAAATCCTTCTCTAAGTTGTCTATTCATACTTGGCTAATAAAGGGGGTACTAATTGTACCCCCGTTAAGTTTATTAAATGTTCTCGAACGAAGCTCCTGTTGGAGTGATAAAGAATTCGATATCGATGAATTCTAATGCCTTCGTAGGTTTTAAGTAAATTTTACCTGTTAATGTGTTTCTATCTAAGTCTTCAGGTGAAGATGAAACAGTTACACGGAAATCGTATAAACCTCTGTCTCTTCTGATTGAATCTAAGATAGGGTTAACACTATCCAAGAATTGTTGTCTAACGATTTGGTCGTTTTGTTCGAACAATAATCTTACAGCCACTGCCGAAATCAACTTACGAGCTTGAAGTAACAATCTTCTTACGTTCAATCTGTTAAGTGCTGTGTCAGCAATTTGTAATGTTTTATTACCCCAAATTACAGTTCCAACATCAGAGAAAGTTGCGATAGGGTTAATTCTACCTTGATACAAAGTATCTCTATCTGTTTGTGTAAGTTTTTGTCTAGCTTTAATTGAATTTACAAGACCTCTTGTGTAACCCGCAGATGCGAACCATGGGAATGAAATGTTATCAGTCAATGCTAAGTTTCTACAAACTTCACCTGTTGGTGGTAAGTAAATTTGAGTATTGTTTACAGTATCTCTTGTTAAAATCCAAGGGTAGTAAGTTGCGGTGTAGTTAGAGTCAATTCCTGTATTATCCAAGTTGTCAACCGCTTCTTGTGAATATATGATATCCAAAGAACTTGTTGAATCTGGTGTATACATTTGGTAGTCAGGAGTTGTACAGATATAAACTGAGTCAGCTCTTGAGTATTGAATCATATCGATTGCTTCTTCTACGAGATTTGAATTGTTAACATAATCAATACTTGCACTTGCAAATACGTTAATGTTAGTCGCTTCAGGGTTAGCAAATGTTAGGATACCAAGTAAGTAAGCGTAGTAGTCAGTATTTGCAAAGTCCTGAGTATTGTTTTGAACAATAATTCTCTTGAACAATCCTTCACCTGTTGCCGTTGGGTATCTTGAAGATGGTGCAGTACCAGCCAAATAACCTGACTGTCCTAATTGGAATCTGTCTTGGTTAGTTCTCCATTCTCTGTAAATATCCCATCCGTCAAATCCACCCGCGAAACATACGGTGTATTTTCTTGAGTAGATAAAGTAGTATGGATTTTCTTGTGTTGCTGGGTCAGCTCTAAATTCCGCCACACCACATTCAAACGCTGTTTGACCACTTGTTTCTGAAGTGTTAGCAATTGTAACTACAGTTGCTCCTGAATCCATGTGGAAACCTTTACTTAAGTAATTCCATTTAACTGAGTCAGTTGTCAAAGCCCAATTTGATTGTGGGTTTTGTTTTCCTTTATAAGTTAAGAATGATTCATCAATTCCATATTGTGTTGAGAAACCTAAATAAGTTCTTCTTACAATATCACCAGGAGACTCCACGGTATTTGAACCACCAATAGGTGTTCCAAAAGGTGGGTTAGCAATAACTTCACCTGGATAATCATATTTTGTTTTAAATTTAGGGTATGGTGATGGGTAAATAGCAGCATCTTCATATTCTCTTTGTGTGTAACCGTAGAAACCACAAGGTAAAGAATCAATTGGATATTCATTTGCCATTTCAACCATGATGTATTTTGAAATCAACGCAAACTCACCATTAGATGAACCGATTTTTTTCGCAATAAAGTTATTTGAACCTGGGTCCATAACACAATTTGTAAATTTTTCAATCACAACAGGGTTTGCATCTGTGTCAAAGAAATTTCTAACGAAAACATCAAACGACATATTGTTGTATGATAAGTTTGCAATTGACACTTTAATTTCAGTGTTTGCAGAATCTCCATCAGAAATTGATATAAATTTGAATAAGTTATATACTTTATTACCTCTTAATTCAGAAACTAAATAAGGTGTTTCAGGTGATTGGTATCTTTCTAAATTCCAAGCAATTGATTGACTTGATTGACTTCTTGCATCTGGTAATGCAATTAAGTCACAATTCAATCCACGAATGTATCCTTGACTATAAGCATAATTTAAACTTCCTTGATAAATTTCTTCAACATAAATTGGAACTTCAAATCTTGATTTACCAAAATTATCAACACCCAACACTTTTGTAATGTATTTTGCTGAAGATGCTAATAATGAAGTTTCTAATGAGAATGTATTATTATCTTTAGTTACACCTGATAACAAGAATGTTCCATATGGTGAATCAGTTATACCTGAATATTGTCCTGTACAAATTAATTGTAAATTATTAGGAACCCAAGCGTTGTCGTTTTCGTAATCAATACCGACTTCGTAAACAGGTCCGTGGTCAATACTATCCGTAGAATTAACGTATTGAGTAATACCTCTTGAACGAAGAGTACCAACAACCATGTTATTGAATTCTGTGTATGCAGTACCTGTAAATGTATATGTTTCACCTGTAACTGTACCAGTAAAACTACCACTACCACCTGAAATTAAATTACTAACAACATAGTAGAATGAATAACCTGTATAGTTATTTCCTGAAGAAATATCAAAGTTGGCATAAAACCAAGGGTCATTATCAGATGCCGATAAATCGTTAAGTTCAAAATCGTTAATACAATCATAAGAATTTTGAACATTAGAATATGTTGCAACTAATGGGGTATAATCACTATCAGGAATAGCGCCATAAATAACAGATGTTGTTGCTGAAAGAGATGGTGTGTCAATTATGGTATTTAAATAAGAATTAAAGTCATTTTGTATTGTAGATGTTGAACCATCATTTAATCTATATTGAACATTTAAATTTGCCTGAACTTGAGTTGGTAACGCTCCACTTATGAAAGTGACGGTGTTTCCTGATGATGTACCTGTAAATGTTGCGGTAAACGTTGTTCCGCTTGATGGGTCACCGATAGTCGTTGGGTCAACATTGGCAACCAATGATAAACTCCAAGATGGACCCGCATCATAACCTGACAAACCCAATACTCTTGTAACAAACAATTGGTTTGATTGTTGCAAGTATGATTTAGCAATGTATGCTGCCTCATATTTTGGGATTTGAGTGTTATAAAACTTAACGGGTTCGGTTCCGCCAAAGTAGGCTTGGAACTCATCGTAATTTGTTATGAATACTGGTTCAAATGCTGGGCCTTTTATAGTTTCCCCAACAAGACCTAAAGTCGTTACCCCCACACTTTGAGCTACAAACGATAAGTCGGTTTCAGATGTGTAAACGCCTGGTGATACGAATACTTTTTGATTTACTTGTGTTGCCATTATTAAATTATTCTGTTACAGATTTATTTTATAGATAAATATTCGACTTTTATTGAAAAAACTTTACTTTTGGATAAGTATTTATAAACGGTATGAATAAATTCTGCCTTTTTTCTACCCATGAAAATCAAGAAAGAAATAAAGAACATCAAAATATCCCCTGAATCACATGATATCCTAAAAAAGTACTGTGATAAGCGTGGAATCAAGATTTATAAATTTTTGGAGAATTTAATCTTTGAAAAGTGTAAAGAGAAGAAAGATATCTACGGAGAAGATTAAACTAATTTGTTTTCGTACAATATATTGGATTCTTGAGTGTTGTCATCTTTTGTAACTTCAATCCTTAAAATATCGTTTGTTGTGATTTCAATCCTTTGTAAATCGCTACCATAATAATCATCGTTAATATATACATCAAACGTATCAACATTGCTTGTGGATACCAAATTCATATTAGCCGTAAAATCAATTCTATCTGTTAAAACGGTATTACCTGAAACAAATAAAAATGGCATTTGAAACTCGTCAGGGTTTTTTGGAAACTTATCTATTCTTCGTTTTCTTGATGAAGTATCCATTTCAATTAACTGTGTGACTCTTTGAATTGCGGGTTTTACTTCAAATTCTTCTTCATCAATCAAATAACCCAACATAGTAAAATCATAACTTTGAACATAATACTTTCTTGATTCCATATTCATCTGTGACTCATCCGATACATTGTTCATAATAATTGGGACATACTGACCTTTAATAAATGTATACGCTTGTCTTGATGAAAAAGTTTGCATTACAATTTTATTCAATTGATTCAACTCTCTCATTCTATTACAAATGATTTTAACTTGATAATTGATATCAACAGGTACAGGTTGTGGAATTGTGTAAATATCCATACCTTGTTCGTTTCCATTCCAAGTTGGGACAGACGCATAATAAAATTGTTTTCTGTTTGGAATTGTATATTGAAGTGATGGGTTTGTACCATACTTAACTTCAGGTGTTCTAACTACCGTAATAAATGGTGGGGATGGATTGTAATCCATATCCACAAATTGCCATGTTTCTAAATATTGTGTCCAGTTTTGAGTTGTAATGATGACATCTAATAAAGGAACAATTTTACCTGCAGTTACAACCTCAAGTTCGGTTTTAACAAAATCAAGCATTCCCCTATCCAAATCGGCATGTAATACTGACTTAGGTAAATAAGTTCCATCATCTTTAATATATTCTAAAAGTTGTTCTCTTCTTTCAGATAAAACTTTTTTTGGTACCAAAGGTAATGTTGGTTTGACTATGGTTCTTGGTAATGACATTTATTCTTTTACTACAAATAGTTTATTTTGTGAATTAATCATATCAACTTCTTCGGCTCTATAAACAGGTTCTTCACTTTGTTTATAAACAAATGAATCGTGTCTATAAGGATTGTATGTCACAATCATGTCAGACAGTGGATTTGGAATGTCATCACAAGGATATTCACAATAATCCAATAATCTTCCAATCACAAATGCGTGAACGTTTTTTGATTTTTCAGAACGAACTCGTTCTTTACCACCTTTTCTAACTCTGAATTCAACATCACCTAACTTAACATAGTCGGCATGCATAATAACTTTGCTGTCGTATGTTACAGAAAATGTCTGTTTGTGTAAGTTGTAATATACCATTACTTTCTTACCCAAGAACAAATTGTCAAATTGTGATTCTGTAATAACTACTTTCATTATAATCCTCTAAATTCGTTTTCACTTACCCATGTGGCGGTAATTGTTCTATAGAACGGTTTGTACCCACCATAAGTGTGTTTATTATC